CCATCTCTCTCACCCATAAATCTTTGTATTTTAGGATCTTTATTTTCTTTAAACATATCAATATTTTGAGAAGTAATACCCAATTCTTCTGCAATAAAAAATACATAAACTGACCATCTTGTAATATCTGACCACAATTGATCACCATATCTTATTGCTGGACCAAGTGGTTCTTTTGAAATTACTTCTGGTAAAATCATATGTTTTTCTGGTTCTGGATATTTTGTTCTGTCTCCTGCTAATGCTGATCTATCAATACCATACATATCACATTCACCTTGTAAATATAATTCAACTATGTCTTCATCAGGATAAACACCAACTGGTAAATATTCCATATCCCAAAATTCAAAAAAATCTTTTATATTTTGTTCTGCGGTCGTGTCAATACTATAACAAACTGTGGCTCCGGAAAGATCTTTGGCACTTTTTGCACCAAGTGTTTTTCTAACCATAAAACCCTGACCATCATAAAATGTTGTTGGTAGAAATTCTATACCATGAATGACATCTCTTGTGTATGTCCATGTGGTTGTTGCAGACAAAACATCAATAGTACCATCTTTCAATCTTTCAAATCTAGTTCTGCCAGTGATAGGAATAAATCTAATTCTTTCTTTATCTCCAAATATTGCAACTGCAAATGATTTACAAATATCTGCATCAAATCCTTCCCAAATATGATACATTGGACCTTCAGACGGATTTATTGTTTTTCCTGACCTTTCACTAAACCCCCATTGATTATCATAAACACCACATTTTACATATCCGCGTTCTTTTATTTTTTGTACTGTAGTTCCATATTGTGGATTGTATTCATCGCCACCAGTATATTCATCTTCAGGTCCTTGTACCATCGCAATATGTTCACTCTCAACTGACTTTAATCTTATAATTTCTTGTTGTAAATTATCATACTCTTTTTTAGGAACTACTTCAACTCCTGGCAACATTCCAGAAAACATTGCTTCTCTTTGTTTTGCCAGATCGTCAATCTTTGCTTGTAATGATAATCTATCTCCTATATCAGTAGTAGGATCATCTCTCCTTTCTACTAACAAATTGATTTCATCTTGAAGTGTGCGTATTGATGCTTCTAAAGTTTCATCAAAAACTTTTATATTTCCCTTGGGATCTGCAAATACTTTTTGCCCTACTGTTTCTGTTGGGATTAATAATAAAGCAAAAAATAAAATAACAAATAGAGATTTCATTTTAGTGTTCTGTAGATTTCCATTAATTCAGCATCAGGCATTTCTTGTGCCATAGTATAATATCTCTGATGCCCAACTTTCATAAAACCTTTGAGATCTGCAAAACTTGGATAAGTTGCATGAAGACCAGATATTAAATGATCTGGATCTAAATGACATTCTGCACAAGCATTTCCTTTTGCAAAAACTCTTGTACCTAATTTATATCTTTCACTTTGTACTAATACTGTATTTAAATCTTTTTCTACCCATCTTATTTTTTCATCTAACCCTGGTATGACCATAAAAATGAGATATGCAACAAGTCCCAGAATAACTAAAATAAAAGTTTTTTGTCCTTTTATAGATGCAAGAGTTTCTTCCTCAATTGCTTTAACGGGTTCAAACTCTACTTTTTCATCTCCATTTGTAGTTACTGTTGCTTTTATTGATCCTTCAGATTGTGTCTTCTTCGCTGCCATTATTTACCTTTCGACGCACTCTTTAATTTAGATTGTAATTGCTCAGCAAACATTTTAAGAATTATAGGAATGCTTACATTTGACGTTAATCCAAATAAGAATCCAACAGGATATTTGTACGAAGCATAAGCTTGTACTTGTGGTACATTATCAAATACTAATATAATAAGAATATATCCTGTAACAGACATACCCATATTAATAAACAAATCAAGACCAATAAGCCACCAATTTCCTTGATACTTATCTTTATTATCGTGTCTATAATTAAACAAAAATACAAAAAATGACGAAAATAATATAATTGCAAACATAGACAAATTCGCCGTTCCAAAAAGATCATCCATCTTTACTCTCCTTGTTCTTGAGCATCTTTAACAAATCAGAGGTTGAACCAACATATAAATTATTATTTACAGACGTCGGCCCTTGCTGATTTTTGTTTTGTAATACTTCTTTTTTTGTTTTTTGGAGATTCATTAATTTTTCATTAGTGTCTCCCAAATTTTTAATCAATTGAGAAGCGACTTCAAAATGCCTTGCATGCTCAGTTGACTTCGCTATCTCCAATAGCTCATCAAGGGCTTCATGTCCTTTTTCCATTAAATTATAATAATTTTCTCTAGCATAAGTATAATCAGTATTTACATCAGCATCATCTGATATGACTTTTAATCTAGATTCTTTTGGGTTGACAATATCTTTTACTGGATCATCAACCAAAACATCTTCTACCATTTCTTTTATATCCATTTCACCTCTTCATCATTAATGGATAAACTAAACCCAAAATCATCATTACCTGTAGCATCCAATGGGCTCGGTGTTATACCAATAGTTTCATTAGAACCAAGTATTTGTAAATTATGATCACTTGTTTCTGTTGTTAGTTTTGTGCCATTTTCATTCAATAAAGTATTTATAGTGAAATGTGTACTATCCTCTAATCTAAAATAATCAAAAGATCCTATTTCTTCAGTACTACTTCCTCCAGGAATAGACAATGTAATAGAAATATCTTTGATAACTTTTTTATTCTCTTCAATTTCAGGATACATAAAACTTTTCATTGTGAATTGCATGTCCCAAGACAATGATCTTCTTGTTTCAAAATCACCATCATAAGCATCCATATAATTTACAGAATTTAATATAATTGGTACATCAGTTTTAATGTCCATAGAAGGAACCATGTTGATAGTTACTGTAAATTCAGGAGTAAAATTTGGTAATATTTGTTCAACAATCTGTGCAGCATCTTCTGCATTTTTTGCCAATATTGCTAAATCAAAAATAAAATTATAAGGAACTGGATTATATTGTGATCTTAATGTTCCATTTATATTTGCTTTATTTTGACCAACTGTTATCAACTTTCTTGTACCATCATACATAATTTGACTCATCATAAATCCAATTCTTGGTAATATGACCGCCGGACCAGTAAGATTTGGATTTCCTATTCTTACCATAAATTTTTGTTTTGGTCCATAAGCAACAGGTACCTTTAATGTTTCAATAACTTGACCTGAACTATTTGTTCTTTTTATAGAAATATCATTAAATAAAGTTCCAAAAGCAACAACCATTTTTCTGATTGTTTGATGATATGTACTTGTTCCAAACATTAATATTGTCCTTCAGAAAATGGGTCTTTATCAGTAAAATCAAATATTGAATCACTTTCAGTTTGTATAGTGTAATTATTTGCTTGTCTATCCGTATTGATTTCAAGTGTATTCGGTGTAGCAACCATAGTCCAATCAGCACCACTTGTTTGTCCAATAACATTTTGTGATGTAATAATTGAACCAACTATGTTTCCTACTCTTAAAGTTTTTGTAGAGTAATTCCAAGATAATACTTTACCTGTTGTATCACCATTTGTAATAGTCTCATCTACTTGAAAATTTCCAGTACCAGAAGAAAAAACAAGATCCATAGCATAACTATATTCTTTTTCAATATCATCTATTTGAGGAACACCAGTATCAATGTCCTCGTGACTGTATTCAAACAATTCACAAGTAAGAGTGTAAAGTGGCAAATTACCCAATTGATAAAAAACTTTTTCATGTTCAACAAATCTAATTTCAAAAAGTTTGTCATTTAGTGGAAAGTAAATTAAATCTCCTTCAAATGGCCTCACTCTATCATTAATTTCTAAATCTGTCCATCTTCTTTGTGAAACAGATAAAATTAATTGATCTCTTATCTCAACACCAAATTGACCTATGATGTCACCTTCACCACCAAAACCATCAATAGATTCAACATACATTTCTATTGAATGTGCTTTTGTAAATTTTGATGCCACATCCTCCGCATAAAGTTGATCAGTTGCGACTAATGTTCTTGGTAAATAACTAACATCTATTCCATGAATTTTGATAGACTCTTCTACTAAATCATCAATTAATTCTTGTTCTGCTATATAATCTGATTGTTGAAAATAAGTTGATACTGGCATATTATCCTACGGCAAAATCTACTGGAAATTGATATTTGTTTTCTAAATCATTGGCCAATACTTCCAAATTTGTTTTGGCCTCATCCAGAATTGTTCTACCATCTAATGTTGTTCCGCCAGGAAGTTGAACACCTTGATATTTTATTAAATTATATCCCCATTGTTGTCTAAACAATTCTGTAGTATATTTTTTTAACCACATATCATTATACACATCAGTATATGTTGTTGGTTCAACTAATTGCATACATTCAGCAACTAGATATTCTCCTACTACAAATTCCTTAGACCAATCAACATCAACATATAATCTATCTTGGTGTCTAGAAAATCTCATTCCTGGTTTACCACTAAATATCTCTTGTAATACACCTAAATGTTGTTGAACCATATAATATGGAACTATTGATGTTTTTGTTAAATTATAAACATCATTTAAATGCATTTGGTATCTAACATCAAACATATTGTTTACTGAACCTGATCCAAATGGAAATACATT